CCAATCCACAGGTTGCACCGCCCTTCTGGGCCTTCTCCGCCCAGGCGTCGCGGGCCTTGTTCCAACGATCGAACATCGCGGACAGGGCCACGCGGTCCATGTAGCGGAACTGGAATTCCACTGGCGCCGGATCGGCGCCAATGCGCGGAACCTGCACCACAGCTGCGAACGTGGGGTTCTGCGCGATCTTGATCTTTGCCATGAGGGTTCCTTACGCGCCGGCCAGGTAACGAATCGAACGAGCCGACAGGCCGACGCTGATGGTTCGAGTCATCACGTTGTTCCGCTCCATGGTTGGGTCGGGCGTGATGCTGACATAGCCCGGGTACAGGATCTGGTCGCCGTTGCGGAGTTTCATGCGGATCACCGTCAGCTCTTTCGAGGCATCGTAGCCCTCCACGGTTTCGACGTAGGCAGCGCTGGGCTGGTCCTCAACGGCGATGGTCAGGGACCGCGGGTTGCGGTTCGACGGATACTGCTTGTCGTCGTCATCCTCCAGATAACCGACGGTGGTGTACTGCTGCTCACCACCTGCGGAGTTGAAGCCGGTCACCTTGGAGATTTGCACCCAGTCCGACACAGGCAGAACGGAGCCGACGCCTGCGCCAGCAGTAAAGAATTCAGCGTCGCTGGTGTCCAGGCCGGCCAAGGAGAAGACGTCGGCGGCGACACCGGAAGCCTTGACGGCTCGGTCGTTGATCAACGCCCAGCCAGAGTTAACCAGCAGAATGTCGCCGTTCGCGATGTTGTGGCCGACTGCGGTAGCAACCGGCGGCTTTGCGTTTGACAGCGCGGTGAACGGGACTGCAGCGCCGATGACGCGTGCGATCTCCAGCACGGCGCCGTTTGGCAGCGGGAAGCGTGCGGCCATGGTGTGTTTCCTCTTGATAGCCCGCCGGGCGGCGGTTGGTTATGCCCCAGCGGGCGGTTGGTCCGCGACACCGCGGTAGGTGAAGCTGGCCGGGACTGTGTAGGTCGCCGACTCGGGAATGGTTGGGCCCTGGTCAACTGGTTCGGTGACGATGCCTTCGAAGCCGTTGCGGCTGAGCGCCGAATCAACTCGGAAGAGGCTCGAAAGCTCGTCAACCAGCTCCTCGGCTGTGACCAAAGGCTGGCCTGCCGGGCAGACGATGCTTACCTGGTAGACGCCGGTGTACTCGTAGGCCTCGCCGCCCAGGTACCGGCAGGTGGTGCCGGCGGGAAGCTGGAACGCCTGAAGGTAGGTTTCGTCTGGCTGAGCCTCGAAGGCCTGCTCGAAGTTCGCGACCCGGATCGGGCGCGCAGTGGCCCAGGCCATCAGCTTGATTTCAATAGCCTGGCGGGCTCGTGCATGGCTCATACGCTGTTGTTCCTGATGGCTTCGTCGACGATGCGCTGGAAGTTGGCCAGGGTGACCCGGACCATGCCGGCCGGCGCCTGGGTTGAGTGTCCGTATTCCAGCGGTACCGCATATGCCAAGTTGTTCACGATGTAGGCCGTCTGGCCGATGGTGAGCGCCTGCACTTGGGTGATGAGCGCGGTAATGGCTTCGCTGCCCGACGGGTCGATGCGGTCTAGCTCTTCGCTCGCCGGTGAATCGATGGAGAACTGCCAGTTGCCCCGGAACCGGCCGCCGACATAGCCCTGGCCCGATACCAGGCCATTGGTAGCGAAGTTCTGCTCGCGTTCGGTCTTGGTCAGGGGCTTGGCGTACTTCACGCCCCTGCGCAGGTTGCCGGCCTTGGTGAAGTTGTCCTGGTTCAGGTTGATAAGGGTGTTGCGCACAGCGACCTTGAAGTCGTAGTCGTCTGCAGCCTTGTTGGCCTTTGCCCGATGTGCAACGTTTGCCGCCCACAGTTCGGGATTGCCTACCGGCGACATGCGGATGACGCTACTGCCGATCTCGATGACGATTTCGCGGAAGGTGGCGTTCAGTGCTTGCTCCGCCTGCTCGGCGAACGCCCGAATTGCCTCAGCGAAGCCGCCCTGCCGTCCGTCATACCGCTGGGCCATGTGTGAGCCGCGCGCCATATCACTTCCTCAGCTGAATGGTCCAAGTCGCCTGGGCAGGGTCCTGGGACACGTTAAGTGCGCGGTAGCCGCTCACCTGGTCGCCGATCTTGGGCAGCGCAGGGACATCGGTTACAGCGCCTGCCTGGCCTTCGAACAGTTCGTTCTGGAGGACCAGGAGCTTCACGTCCTCGGTCTGGATGCGCGTGCCATCTATTTCCTTGGCCAGGTAGCTGCCGAACACGCCGCGCCCGACGTAATGGATGGTCGAGGCCGGGACGGTGCCGCCGATCTCGGGGTCGTATCCGCCCTTGATCGTGCGGTTCCCGACGACGGGCTTCACCGCGTCGGCAAGGCCGTCTGGATCATCGAATGCTTCCGCCAGCTCGGCCTGCAGTTCTTCGCGCATGCCCATGGGTCAGCTCCTCTTGAGCATTACGGTGCCGGCGCGACGGGTCCAGGGTGCGATGAGGTCGAGGGCGAAGTTCTCGCCAGTCGAGCGATCAACAGACCCCACGACGTAGGTCTTGCTGGTCGAGGTGCCGGCCTGGGCCGACACGGTCTTGCTCTGCACCTCGCGCTGGGTGTCCTTGTAGAGCTGGCCAGCTGCAGCCAGCTTGGCCACCTGCGCGCCGGCAGCCACGATGGCATCTGGTACCGGTTCTGGAACCAGGCGCTTGATCTTGGCCGTGAGCCAGGCATTCGCCATGGCAACGGCGAGGACCGCATCACCGTCGCCTGCCCAGCCCTGCCCGAGTGCCTGGTCGAGGTCAGCAACGGTGATGAAGTCGGTCATGGCTTATTCCTTCGACGGGATGAGGGCCTGCAGATCTGGCTTGTTGAGGGCGGGGTCGAAGGTGATGCCCTGGGCAGTCAGCCAGGCCTTCAGCTGCGGGACCTTCATCTTGTGCGGGTCGGTCTCGTCGTCGCCGCCACCCTCGTCCTCGATCGCCTTGTCGATCTCGGCCTGGCTGCTGACCGAGGCGTAGCCGTTCGGCGGGTAGGCCGAAGCCTTGTAGCCCTGCTCCAGCCACTGAGCGATAGTCGGGCCATCCAGGCGCAGACCTTCCTCGATCTCGCTCACGCTGATGCCCTGGCGCTGGTACGCCTCGCCGATGTGCGGAGCATCGCCCTGCACGGACACCGAGGTAGCGCCGTCGATCACGCCGAAGTACTGATCCAGACGGCGATAGCAGGTGCCGCGCTCGCTGCCCGGAGTGTTGGTGTAGATGACTTTCATGCGATCTCCTGCGCAGGGCGCCTGGCCGGCGCCCCGCATCATGGGGTCAAGGGGTTGCGGTGCCGCTGATGACCGCGGCGAATGGAACCTGCTTGCGGTCGAAGACGCGCTTCCAGTTGGCCGCCGAGGCGTACTGGGCGGCGGTCGGGCTCAGGTTGCGGTTCTCGCTACCCTGCCAGCTGAAACCGGCCGGCTGCAGGATGTAGGTCTTGCGCTCCCACAGAACCTCGGCGCCACCGCCGTTGCCGCCATCGGCCTTGCGCTGCATCTCGACCGGCATGTGCGGGTCGCCCTCGCCATAGCCGAAGGCGCCTTGGCCGAAGAACAGCGAGAGGAACTGGCCTGGCGCATAGGTAAGACCGTCATCCATGAACACCGGCTTGCCCAGGTAGGTGGCCAGGATGATCTTGCCCTGCGAGTCGCGCAGGTACTCGATCATGTCCTGCTTCACCATCTGATTCATCACGACCGAGTGCACGCCAATCGCGGCGAACATGTCGGCGGCGTCACCAGCGGTGAAGGCAGCGTCTTGGAAGGCATTTGCGCTGATCGACGCACCCGCATCCTTCACCATGTCACCGCCGTTGTTGGCGATGTTGGACGCGATGACACCACGCGCAGCACCCATCAGGTAGCGTTGCCACTGACGGGTCCAGTAGGTGCCGAAGCGGTTGCGGATGTGCTGCATCGGCTCGGAGTTGGCCAGCTCAGCGGTCAAATCGGAGACACCGTAGCCCTTGTTAAGGTACAGGGTCCGGGCCCGCATGCTGCCCTGCTCCGCCTTGCCAACTTCACCCAGGTCGTCCGGGTCATCGTTGGAGATGTTCGGCGCCTCATCTGCGTCGAGATCCTGCCAGTAGCTGATCTCGGAAGTGCCTTGGCCGTTCTTGGCGATACTGTCCAGGGTCGCGGAACGAGTGATGATGCCCGACTCGTAGACGGCGGTCTTTTCTGGGGAGTTCACCGGCTCCAGAGTGCCGTAATAGTCGGCGACGAAGATGTCCGACAGTTGGGTAGATGCCATGGGTTAGGTTCCTCGGGTGGCTTGGAGTTTTTTGAATGCGTCGGGGTTGTCACGAGCCATCGCTGCACGCTCGGTCTCGGTGTACTCGCCCCATTTCTTCGTGGCCTTGCCACCGTTGTCGCCGGTCTGCCCGGCACCCTGAGCCCTTGGCCACAGGTGAGTAGCGGTCTCGCGCAGCGATTCCGCCCATTCGAGGGGAGACAGCGGGGTCTTGCCGTCCTTCCCGTACACGACTTCGCCGGCACGGTCAGTGGCGACGGGTTCGCCGTCTTCGCCCAGTTTGAAGGTGCCGCGGGCGCGGAGGATGATGTCCTCGGCAGCCTCAGGCAGTGCGCCGGCCTTGATGGCGGCAGCGCGGATGGAGTCAGCCAGCACCTTGTCGCTGTACTTGGCGGCAAAGGCTTCAGCCTTGTCCGCTCGCTCGTTGGCGGCCTTGATCTGCTTGTCCAGGTCGGTGCGCAGGCGCTCGGTGCGGCGGCTGATGACCTCGTCCAGCTTGCCCTCGGCGATCAGCTTGGTTTCTTCGTCCTGGCCGGCCTTGGCCAGCAGGCCCTTGACCGCCTCGATGTCCAGGCCTTCGAACTTGCCCTTGAGGCCGTCCAGCTCGGTCTTGATGGTCTTGTTGGAGTCGATCAACTCCCGGTTCTTGGACTTGAGGCCAGAAACCTCGCCGTCCAAAAATTTCTGTACCTCGCCGCCCAGCGCGGCCTTCAGCGCAGCGGTTTGGGTTTCGTCGAGGGTGAGGCCGTGGGCGGCCGGGTCAAAGTCAAAAGGCATGTGGTTATCCCCTTGGGATTGAATGAGCCCGCCTCGCGGGCATAAAAAAGCCCCGCATAAAGCGAGGCATCGAATGGTGCTGATGAGGATAACCCTGAAGGGCTCAAATACTTAATCGTATGAGTACCGAATCGATAGCGTCCCCTCTAGCAACCCAATCAGCTCGTCGCTAGCTGCGAAAGAATGTGTCCCGAGGCTTGTTTCAACCAAGATTTCAAGGTCTGACAAATCGCACATGTCATCTTCTCCGCATAGGACATTGGACGCCCCGCGAAGCTGAGTTCCATCTAGCTCAACAACCGGG